CCAGGCCACGGCGGGACGTCGTCGTACAAAAGACCGTGATACAACAACACTTCTCTTTTCTTCCACACCCCATCGAATCGTCGGTGTCTTGACGATTCCAAGCCGCCCCACGGGGCGCCCCATGCAACAAAGTCCGAATACTGCTCAAGCGGAATCGACCCAAGAACACCTACATGGTTTCCTGTCCGCAAAGTATTCAGTCCGGACTTCTCCAACAACGCCATACTATGCTGAGGAATATCGTGGTTCCCAGGAACCGTGTAAAACGGCTTAGGCAAATGCCGAATAGCAAATGTCAGCAACGCGGGCGACGGCTTCCACTGGTGGAACACATCCCCGGCATCCAAAATCGGGACATCCCCACATTTATGCTGTAGCTCCCGCAACCACTCCAGTTTCCGCTGCAATGTCTTCAGAGCATCATCCGTGCGACAAATGGGCGTATCTTCTCGCAAATGAATATCTGAAGTTAAAATTGCCGTGGGTTTCCTTTGCATTTATATTCCCGCAACTACCGACTCCCGTTGTTGCCGACACAGCCACTCCAACACTTCCTCCGAAGTTATACACCAACTTTCATGTGGCCAATTCGCCACAAATTCCTGCTTGAACATTTGATAATGCCGCAAGGCCGTTGAGGCATCTTTCGTCACATCAAAAAGAATTGCTAGGGCAAGTTGCGCCGGACCTGATCCTGGATAACCCCACTCAAATCCTGTGGGGCTATGCTCCCGCAACTGTAAAGAGGGCTCTATGTCCAATAATATCCCACTTCTAGTAACCATCGCATAAGAACATTTCTCACCAACCCCCCGAACTCGCGTCCCTTGATACATTCTAATCTCCATTTTACAGCCCCCTTCGATTATTTCATCTTCTGTCCGCACAATGGGCAAACATCCGGCATCTGCTGATCATAGAATTTTACCTGCCTATCCAATTCTTCAGACAATGCAACCAATCGCGCCCGCTCCAACCCATAAACTCTTAACAATTCAGACAAGGTATCCAATTGCCGTTTCTGCGACACTAGTCCCTCATTGGTTTTGGTACAAAACTGATGCTGCTTCTCCCATCCATCCAGTGCCGGCAAATCCAATAGCATCACATGAATCCGCTGTTCCTCATCAATCAAATCTTGCAAAGCCCACTGGTTCGCCGATAGAGTGCATAGCTCTGCTTGCGCATCACTAACTTCTTGATACCACATCTCCATGATATCAACATTCGGTAACATGGACAGATCCGATACAACCTGCCCCAGATCCTGCGCTAGAGTCCGTAGGCCGGCAAAACGCTCACCAACCTCAGAAGTCACCTGCTGAATCCGTTCCAGTTCTGCGACATCAATCTCCATCTGATCGAGATACTCGAACTGCCGATACTGGACTTCTAAATCCGATTGCTGGGTTTGCGCGGATTTCAATTCCGCTCCTTTATCACGGAGGTGCTTCGCCACATTAAACAGTGCCACATCAATTTCATCCAGATGTGCGATCCGATTCAGTGTTTGTGCAACCTCTCCCGGCGACATGGACAGCAAAAACGGCGCATCGAGTTGCCCTTGTACATTCAGAATCGAATCGATCTGAAGAAATTGCGTGACTTCATTCGGAACCTCAGTGCGGATCGCTGATAACTCCACCCCATTGATCCGATACCCATTCCCCTTGCCTCTGTATCGGACCAACTCCCCCTGATCCGTCTCGATCCGCACCTCGGTGGATTTGGTACCATGCCGCTGAAACGCTGTGCCGGAAGGCCGGTTCTGAATGGCCCAATTCAACGCCCGAAGGATCGCCGTCTTCCCGGAATCGCTTTCCCCGACCACCACATTGATGCCGGGAGACAGGACCAGCCTGGTCTCCTTGTGCGATTGAAAATCGGTTAAGGCGAGTGACTGGAGCATATTTATTTTACCCGGAGAATGAATATGGTCTTCGGATCAATCCACTTCAGAAAATCATCTAACCGAAAAAAAATCAAAACAACCGAGCAAACCCCATTCATCTGTCTATATCGAAGATCCTCTGTTCCCATTCGCCCGGCACACTCTTCAAATTGGGAAACAACATACGAATCTAGGCATACCACTGGACCATGATAATCCCGCTTGAAAATCAGCATCGGATGCCGCTTGCTCAATACGGCATCCTCAACGCACTGCGACCAAAACTCTAGCAGCGTCTTCCGCCCGTCCTTTTTCCCATCGAGCACATCCAGCAAGTCCCACGGAATATTCTTCGTCCGTTTCCCATTTTTGGTCTTGGAATACCCTGTCTTGACTTCGATGTTAAACCGCTCCACCAACGGTGCACCAATAGCCTTCAACGCGACAATATCCCCACACTGATGCTTCGCATCGGGACTTGCTTTTGTCGACCGAGTTCTGTTCCGCCAAAACACATCCGCATCCTTGCCATACGTCCACCACAAAGACAATGCGCGACATATTTGGCGCTCGAAACCCTGACCCTTGCCGCTCATGTGACCCTTATTCCAAAATCGGCAGCGCCGGCAAATCAATCTTCTTGATCTTCGCCGTCAACATCAGCTTCAAATAATCCAATTTGAGCTTCCCGTTCAGATACGTCGCCTGCTTGATCGTGGTATTTAACGCATCCGCAGTCTTCGCATCTATCCGGCCCTCTTTCTGCTCCTGATACAGCCATTCCAAGGCATTGGTCAAATCATCCACCGTTCGAAGCTTGATTTCATTTGCCATTTCATTCTCCTCCTTATGTCATTTCTCGGCGTCAATTCGGGGCACACCACGTCACATCACGTCTCGACGTCAACTCAAGCCACAACATTCCAAGCCAAACCACACCTCGGCGTCAAGTCACCCCATATCACGACAACTCAGTTCACTGCTCGGCGCCAATTCACCCCACTCCATCCCATCGCAACTCATCTCACTTCTCGGCGCCAATTCAAGCCACTCCACCTCATCCCAAGCCACTACATCTCTCGGCGTCAACTCAGCTCATTCCACCCCAAGTCATGCCATTTCTCGGCGTCAGATCAATACACAGCAACCCACAGCACCTCGCGACACGCCACCTCTCGACGTCAGATCATCGCAAACCATACCCCATCACTCCTCGGCGTCAATTCACCCCACAACATCCCACGGCACCTCACCGCCCGCCACGTCACCTCTCGGCGTCAAGCCATACCATTCCATTACACCTCATTCCACCCCATTTCTCGGCGTCAAATCACTTCACAACAGCTCATCCCATACCACTTCATCTCTCGGCGTCAACTCACACCACTCCACCTCATCTCACTTCTCAACGTCAATACTACTTTTCCTCCAGCCGCTCAATCAAATACCGCCCATAGCCCATCCCACGCTCTCCGGCATATCCGTGCAGCCCTCCGTACTGCATCAGGGACTCCAAGTCCTTTTTGCCGACCGCACCGCCTAATATGCGCAGCGTGAACACAAGCGTCGGCTGATCCACATACGCGAACCGCTTAAACGCGGAAATCGGCCCGCGTGGTGTCATCGCGGAGAACGGTTTCTCGATCCAGCCTTCCGATTCGCGAATCATCTGCCCTTCTTTCAAGACCGACACCCACTCATCCACAACATAGACAGTGTTCACTACGCGCACCGCAAAACTCGCTTCTCCCTTGACCTTCCCCACCACATACCGCGACAGCTGTCTGGCGCAATCTTTCAAATGAGCCCGAATAGTGGCTCCGCGCACCACTAAACCGAAAGAGTCTACATGTTGAAATCCCAATACAGATACTTTTCGCTCCTCAGTAGGGGCGGACAATGTTTCAAAGACCTCTTCCTGGATCTCTGTCAAGTCCCGCGCCTCCGGTGGCTTAACATCCGGCGCACGAGTTTCTAACCACGGTTTTATCAAGTCAGGATTTTGCGGAACGCTCCCGCAAAGCAAGTTCGTGAACTGCCAGGTCACCGCATAATCGACGAACAGCGATTTCATGCCTCATCCTCCATTTTGAAGCACTTATTCAAACTTCTTCCTTCGGTCCAGTTTGATCGCCTCTTCAATGTCCCGCCATGTGTGCGCGACCAAGCCAAACAACTCCGACGCCAACTGTTTCTCCTCGATCTCCTGTATCAATTTTTGTCTGGTCCCCTCCAGCCCGATCCCTCCCGCAATGATCGTATGGCCTTTCTTCTGCCACCGGCCTTCCTCCAGCATGAAATCCACGCAGGCCCCAAGATCGTCCGTCCCATAGGAATAATAGATCGGGAACTCCACCTCCCGCAGCTTGCCGGTCAGCTTGTTCTTCGCCACCCTCGCCCGTATCTGCGACCCGATCACGCGGTCCTTGGCTTTCAGCTTGCCCTTAACCGCGAGCCAAATCTCATGCGAAGAATAGAACCGGAGCGCATTCCCGCCGCTGCGCGTCTTCTTGGTGAAAGACATCGGATCGATGTTGTCCCGCGTCTGCGAAATCACCACCACCAATGAGCCGGTGGATCTCAATGCGGATAGGATCGTCCGCAGGATCTCACCGGACAGCTTGGCCTTCTCCATGCGATACGAACCGCCCGCCTCTTTTCCGGACCGCGCAGCTTCGACGCTCTTCTCCGCGCGCGCTTGTTCCTCCGCACTGGATAAGGCGTCAAAGCTGTCCAGCACATAGACAAACGGCCCTCCGCGCCCAATCGCATCCATGACGTTGGCTTGCCACTCCTGAATGGTTCCACTGAATTGAGGCAAGCCCTGGATATAATACGGAGCAATCACCCGTTCCGCGGTTTTCTTCCCGAACAATTCCTCAACGGGAAATTCGCACGCCTGCTCCACGTCATCGTAAATCAGATCATACCCATCCCACTTCTGATCCCGGCACATCTCCGCAAACATGGAAAACGCCAACAGGGTTTTTCCGCTGCTGCTGTCCCCGATCAAGTTCACGATCTTCCCGGAACCATATCCTCCCTTCCAGGAATCAGAGCAGGCCAAATTCAGCATCACAGATCCGCTAGGGATCAATTTATTGTCCTGCCCTTGCTTCATCTGTTCAGATCCAGGCTCCGTGGTCCGTCGCATAATCATATCCACCGCTTTCTGCAAATCCACCGCAGTTCACTCGGATTTCGGGAGATCCCCAGCTAGAAATTCCTCTAATTTCTTCTGATCTACGACCCAGTGACCATGGAGACCACCAAGCTGATGCCCGATGCGAAATTTCCGGCACCAGGAAATGATTGTCGGCAACGTCACGGAGATGTTAACACGCTCAGCAAATTGAAGGGCCTCTGTCGTAGTAAGATAGACCACTTCAGTGCCCACTGCTTCACTAATCTCCTTGTGTATTTTATTTTGCATTCTGTTTTTCTTGCGCATCGGCGCATGGCTCCCAAATCTCACACGTTCTACATGCGTCCAGTTCATCACAGTCCTTTCCGAAAGTCCCACCCGCCGGGCATTCCAAACCATTCGTTGGTGCTTTAGTTGGCGTCCGCTTGGATGGTTCTGTCTTCATCGACTCGGACGGCAACGAAGATTTAGCCGGTTCCTCTTTGCGAGAGGAAGAACGCTGCTCCCGTGGCCGATCCGCCAAATCTGCTTCTCGATCCTCTGTCCCTTTATCCTGAGCTGATTCGGACGACTCCAGTTCCAAAAAGATCCGCTCCAATTCCTCATACGGTAGAATCTTCAATATGGCGTCCAGATCCAACGCCTTCGCCAACAACTCCGGCTCAATGGAAGCCCGCTCCTCGAAATCAATGCGGGTTGCCTCCATGAATTTATTTCCGCCCATGACCTCTTCCGTTGCCCGGATCTTCAGCGTAAATCCATCTTCCGGTTCGGAGAATCCGGCATACTCCGGTTTCCCTTCCCGAATCTCCTCCTCCAGATGCTTCCCGAATAGGTGATAGCTGACATCCCACAGCTGGACGCCTTTGTCCGGCTCATCCTGATCGAACACATTGAACAACTCCCGCTCACGCGGTTTCAACGCTTTGAGCAACTCCTCATCAGGCTTGTCCTGCTTCATCGCCTCAGCGCGATGTTCGCAAATTGGGCACCGCTTCTTTACGGTCTTGAGCGGGCAGAGGTAGCTCTTTTCCTCGGCCCCGACCGCATAATGAACCCAGACGGTCCGCTGATACCACAGATCTCCTTTGGACAGCCCTTCCGGATGATTCTCGATGCTGACCACATACGGGATAATATCCAACGACATCTTCTTCTTCATCGTGAAAAAGGAGATATCGCTCGAAAGCGCATACTTGGTGCCGCCGCCGCCTTGCCTCTCACGTCCCTCAGCGCGTTTTCTGATCCGATCGCGCCTCGCATCCCGCCGCGCCCTGCGTTGATCCCGCTCATCCCTTCGTGTTGATCGCTCCATTTCCTCTATTCTCCTTTTCATCAAATTGACAAAACATCAACCAGGCCTCAGCCTTCGACCGATACCACCCGAGACCGGCACACCGCATCACCACATACATCCATCCCGGAAACCCAACAGCGAACAGCCCAAAATACACTATCTCCATGAGATGCTCACTTCTTCGACTTGCTCTTCTCTGCCTTCTGAATCACATTCACCTGAATCTGCTCAACCTCAAAACTGAGGAAAAACAACGGCGAATTCGCGCAGAGAGTTCGACCGCGCAATCGACGGAAATATGCTAAGGATTGATCTGATGTCGTCTCAATGAAAATGCCCAGCTTCCTCGGTTTCATCGATCTCTCGCCATCCTCTCCCGTATAGCCTCCCGAGTCATCTGCCTCAATCCATCCTGACTATCCCCATTCTCTCTCGGTGCGGAAAAGTATCCCATCCCGTACAGCTTCACCAGATTCTCCAAAGCCGCCCGACGCTGATCGAACGCATCCGCCGCGGCCTTCATCACCTCCCAGCGATTCTTCGCCTCCAGATACTCCTCCATCGCACCTTGATACTCCCTACTCTCCAAAATCAGCGACACTATGGCACTTTCAGTCGGCTTCTTCTCCCCATGCTCACGCCGGATTTGTTTGTCCATCTTTGCTCGGACCAGATCTACACTTTCCTTCGCGCGATCCATCTGCATCCGGGCATCACTAGCCGCGTGCATGTATTTCAGGAACAACTGCGGCTGCAGGACCCATTCCGCATCCAATTGATATTTATCAATTTCAATGTCCACATCATAATCCAGTTCTGTCTCAGCCATAAACTCCTCCTTTAAAAAATTTATCTTTCACTATATTATACTTTGTGACACTCTGTTTTTTGTGGCTTCAAACTCCAATTTATTCCGCCGATCCGCTCTCTCTTCTTCGCGTTGCTGTCGGCGCTCTTCGTCATAGGCGGCCTGCTTGGCTTGGCGTTGCGCCTCTTGCTCCTCTTCACAGCGCCTACAGTCAACAACCCAAAGGAGATCGATTTGTTCCCATGTCCCAGTGTGACCCTGCGTACACAGCGGATCACGCGACGGACGGAAAAATTCGCAGGCTTGCTTCCATAGGTCTGTGCCTCTCAACTGCCGCACTTCGCCCATCGCCTCCTCAATCTTCCCCTCCTGGATCAATGACCGTACCAAGGTGAGCGTATTTTCCCGGCGTTGTTTGATTGTGGTTAGTGCCGTAAGAAATGATTGATCGACTTCCATAATATTCCTCCTGCAGACGTGTCTTAGATATACTTTTGCATCGTTCAGACGTATCGGTTTTCATACTTCCTCTCCCACGATCTCATAGCAGGCCATGACAATTCCCGGCCACCCAAGATCATAAGTCGGAGCCCGGAACGCATCCATCACCACAAACGCTTTCGGTTCATCTCCACTCAACAGCACCGCAGAACAATACCCCAGGACCGCCCGACGCACATCTTCCGGTGCCTGATCCTTCAATCCCTTCAATACGCCGGAGACCTGCTTCCAGTTCGCCTTCTTCATCAGCATCCGGCACAAATCGATGATCTGACTCTGCTCCACCGCCGCCTTCTCGACCGCCCGATTCATGCTCGCTTCCGGCAGGTCGATGATTTTGTCCAGCATCACCAACGCGGCCCTCGGATGCCCCAGACTGTTCATGGCGATCTGCTTCAGGACAGGCATTGGCACCGATTTCCCTTCCTGCTTCGTCACGCGGTGCAACAATCGAACGATCTGCTCCTCCTCCAGCGGGGCGACCTTCAATTCCGTGCACCGGCTCAGAATCGTCGGCAGCAATTTCTGCGGATCGGTGGTGGCCAGCATGAAATACACGTGAGGCGGGGTGTCTTCCAGCGCTTTGAGCAAAGCAGACATAGCATCTACAGTAGCCCGATGGATTTCATCGAGGATCCATACCCGACAGGAGCCTGCCAACGGGGACAATCCCATCTGCCTGCGAATATCCCGCACTGTATCAATCCCACGGAAATCCGCCGAATCGACCTCCACCAGATCCATGTCCGAGCAGCCCAATTGCGCTGCCGCGATGCGAGCAAGGGTGGTCTTGCCACAGTTATGATGAAATATCCCGCCAGACCAATAATTGTTATAAATAGGAACATGAAAATCATAATATTTCTGTTTACCAACCTCCTCTATTTTGTTTATAATGGTCCATCCGGTTGCAGTCTCTTCAACAATAGGAGGGTCACATGCCGAAAGGAATTTATTACCGCGATCCGAATAGGTATCCATACGGTCCTCGTAGCTTAACGATGAAAGACGATGCGGACATTGCCGAGTTATACAAGAAAGGCCTGACTCAGCTTCAATTAAAACAGAAGTACAAAGTTGGTCATTCTCAAATCCGCAAATCTCTTGATAGGACGAAAACTTCGACTGCCGGGAAAAAAAGCTTGTTTGGTCCAAAAAATCCATCTTGGAAAGGGGGCCGAATTTTTCGCGATGGGTATGTTTATCTTCGATTATCTGGGAAATATGTACCTGAGCACCGGTATGTGATGGAACAGGCGCTAGGCAGGCCTCTTGAGAAAAAAGAGGTCGTTCACCACAAGAATGGAGACGGAACCGACAATCGACCTGAGAATTTACTGTTGTTTCGCAATAATGGCGAGCATCTTGGTGTTGAGCTTTCCGGAAAGTGTCCGAAGTGGACCGAAGACGGACTTCGTCGTATCCATGCTCGATCAATTCCATCAATGAAAGGTACTCGCCAGTGTACAAAAGGAACCGGTGTTCACCTGTCACGTAAAAAACTGATTCAGGAGTATCGACTCGAAACATCCGAGCTTCAGAATACTGGACCGGAGGCATTGCTTCCGCAATTACCAACCTACCGTCGAAAAAAGAGATAACATGAAATGGCTTACGTTTTTTATGTCGCTCCCGAACCGTTAAATTCGTACTGTCAATAGGATCATATATTTTCGTATCGCCATGTAAACAGCCACTCGGTCCGGTGAACAGCAGCGCATGCGGAATGTCCTGACGGGGCTTGCTGAACAACGCCTCGAACGACTCCACCACTAACCCATTTCCAACAAATCCCGACAAACCGCTTGGGCGGTATTTAGTGTACAGAGACATTGGTCTTTTCCTCCATTTCTGCGCAGCAGCGAGGACATCTCAAGCCCTTAATATCCGCTTCCGATGACTGAATATGTCCGCAATCCCGACACATCAACAAAACCCCGATGCCATCACTCAATAGCCGCCGACTCCTTCTCGTACCAGCTGCGGTCCACCGGAGCGAATTCCGCTTCGATCTCCAACGGCGTCACAATCCACGGCCATGCCTTCCGAATATCCTCGCACATGATCTGCTTCGCCTGACGCAGAACCATCCCCATCTCCTCCGGATGATTGTCCATCGTGATTTCATCATGGATCTGTCCCACGATCTTGCTCCGGCAGTTGTGTTCCTTCATCCACCGATGCAGCCGACTCAGCGACCAGAGCAAACAATGAAACGCAGCGCCTTGCACAGGGAAATTGATGACCTGATTTCTCTCCATCACACCGCAACACGTGAATCCGGTCGGCAAATAAACCTTCCCGGTCTTCTCGTACTGTTTTACCCACCCCTCTTTCCACTTGGCATAGACCCGAAACCGCTCATTCCAAAACCGATCCTCTACCTTCTGGATATGCTTCTCAAATCCTTGATAGCTCTGTATCCCTTGCTCTTTCAAATGATCTCGAAGCGGCTGTCCGTCCACAGTTTGCAGCGATAACGAATCTATCGCTTCCCACAACGCTTTGGCACAGGACTTGTACCAATCCCCATAGAACTGAGGGAACACGAATTTGTTCTTGGCGGCATACCGGCTCTGCTTCGTCACCTGATCTTGTCGAAGGACATAACACTCCATCGCCATATCCCGATGCATGTCCTTGCTCGGGTCATTGATGTACTCCAGCATCACTGAGTCTAAATGTAGACACGCCCCGATTTTGACTTCGATTGCCGCATAATCGACCCCGCCGAACCGATGTCCAGGGCGTGGAATAAATGCCCGACGAATTAGCTTTGCGATATCAGGATCGCGGACGGGAATATTCTGGAAATTCGGCTGGGAGGATGAATTATGGACACAAAGTTCGTTGGCAATAAAATTATGATAATCCTGAACTTCAATATCATAAACATCCACTTCTTCATCCAGCCACTCTATCCTTGTAATTTGATGATTTCCGATTGTAAATGACCCAAACTGATTCCCCCACAACCTTCTAGAGTCGACACCATACAAAGCATATAAACGCAGCAACTTATAATGATTGTGTCCTAAGATTTTCTGCACTTTTGAGCGACCATATGCTGCCGCCAACTGAAATAATCGGCCTTTAGAAATATAGCCGCCATTTTTATCATAACGCAATTTAACCAACTCAATATCAATCCTATATTCACAGAGATATTTCTTGAAAGATTCAAAATCTATATTTACCTTTGTCAAACAACCTCCGGCTTTTGACAAAAATCGAAGACATTGCCTTTTGGTCAACCCTAAATAATTAAAGCTTTCTTTTCCTCGTCGAACAGTATACCGACCCTCTTTCCACCCACGCTGTATAACTTTTGTGTTATTGTTACGAGATTTTTCTGACAACAAAGTATCTTTAACGTGAATAGTGGCATGCTTACTCAAATCCATTTTTTCCAGATTGCTCAAAGAATGGTTCAAATGATTCCCATCTTTATGATGAATAACATCCTTGTCGATTAATGGTTCGATAAAATGAGAATAAAGAAACCGATGCTCCAAAACATCGGCATATCCAGTAAAAGACAATCGATCCCCAGCACGATTAGCAGACAACACACGAACTTTCGCAGTATGTGGACTTGCTCCTTTCGGCCGCAAATCCCCTTTCAATTCACTGGCTGCGATATACTCTCCAGTAACATGCCGAACCAAATGCTCAGGGGTCAGATCCAAATATCCCCGATTGCCTTTTGCCCCTTTCCAATGTAGACGGATCACCTTTCGCCGGCCTGTTTTTCCT